CGTCTTTGTACTGCCTTAATCCATGCGAGGGCACGCCTTTAGTTTCGAGGTACGGATGAATGTCACACTCCGCCGCCCGATCCCACATGGTCTGTGCCTTCTTGGCAACGACACTCTGCTCGACCTCCTGCGCCAACCGGGCTTGTTCCTTCGCCCTCTCAATCTCCTCCACCTGCGCCTTAGTCAGCTTCGGAATCTCGCCACCCTCTGCCTTCCAAGCCCCGAGCGGACCGATGTCATAACGCTCTGCGTGACCATACGGACGGTCTTGATCAAACCACACTTGATACCATGCGTTTTGTTTGCGACGACCATCCATCACCGTGTAGGCCCGTCCTATCTCTCCTCCAGTGACCAAACCCTTCTTCGGGTCTGGCTCTACACCAAGCGCACCTAACCAGTCGATGAACTCCCGATGCAAATCATTGGATAGAGGTCGACTAAAATTTTTTGTACCGCTTTTTATCTTCATTGCCATATTGAGCCCCTCCCAGAGATGTGTATACTAGTGCAAGTTTGTATAAACCATCAAGGAGAACTTACATGGGTATGAAACTTTCTGTAGGAGGGGGCGGAGACACTGAGTACGAGGTGCCGCCAATTGGAGAACATAAAGCGATCTGTTATCGCGTGATAGACGGCGGTAGCGCTGAGGAAGAGTATCAGGGCGAGGTAAACGTCAGACATAAAATCTTCCTGTTCTGGGAATTAACCGAGTGCACCATGCAAGACGGTCGCCGTATGTCAGTCATGGGCAACTACACTGCGTCACTCAACGAAAAGTCAAAACTGTACCAACACGTTACGTCATGGATTAATCGATCCTTCACGGATGAAGAGAAGCAAGGCTTCGATCCGACGACACTTGTAGGCAAAGGTTGCAAGCTGTCGATTGAGCATACCAAAACCGGGCGCGCTAAGGTGGCTAATGTCCACGCTTTCGTCAATGCGTTCGACGAGAATGAGCAGTTACGTCCATTACCGACCGAGAACGACCAAGTGATCTTCGATCTTGAAGACTACTGTAGTGAGTTTAGCGGCCACAGTAACGAAGCCAGTAAGCGCGCGTGTGATATTTTCGAGGACCTGCCTGCCTTTATCCGCTACCGCATTGCCGGTTGTGACGAGGTTGGCAAGGAACCGCAAGCACCATGCTTTGAGATGCAAGCCGCTTTGAAGCGTGGCGCAGACTCACCGATCGCGGCAGGGACGCCTGTTGTCGACGTCGCAACTGACGACATGGACCCGTTTGCAGAAGAAAATAATCCGGTGCCATTCTAATGAGTGACGAACCCACAGTTGAAGAAATGGAGGTGGCCAAGAAGATGCACGACTCTGTGCTCTCCCCGAAGCACTACACGCAAGGGGACATCGAGTGTATCGATGCCATGGAGTCATGCTTGGGCCCTGAAAAATTTGAGGGCTGGCTTCATGGCCAGATTTTTAAGTACGGATGGCGATGGCCAGACAAGAACGGTGTAGAGGATCTGCGCAAGATGTCCTTTTACAACGACCGTTTAATCCGACATTTAATCGAGCCAGAGGGGCGTAAATGAAAGAGTTTAAGCTGGGTGTTTACGAAGACATGAGCTACGAGGAGTACGCTGAGATACCTGCATGGCGATCTCACGATCTCACCACGCTCATTAAGTGTCCTTATCAGTGGCGTAACAAGCGCGATATATCCGAGTCGCCTGCATTGCTTGAGGGCCGCGTACAGCACACCGTGTTTGGTGAGCTTCATAAGTTTGACGATGAGTTTGCGATTGAGCCCATCGTCGATCGCCGCACCAAAGCCGGGAAGGAAGAATATGCCGATTGGTTGGAGGGCGTTGCCGGTAGGACGCCGATCAAGCAGGACCTTTACGACGTTTGCATTGAGCGCCGAGAGGTGTTGAAGGACTTCATTCCCAAGCCAGAGCATAAGGTCGAGCTGGTGATGTGCTGGGAGTGGCACGGTGAGCCATGTAAGGGACGAATGGACTGGTACACCGGGACAGACGTCTGGGACCTCAAGACCTGCCGAGATGCTTCGCCTCGGGGTTTCCGTTCAGCAATCAATACCTTCCGGTATTACCAGCAGGCCGCGTACTACCTCAACGGTGCTCGCTCTGCTGGCTTACGTGCCGACAAATTCTACTTCTTGGCTATTGAGAAGCAGTACCCCTACCCCTACGGCGTTTACACGCTCAGTGATGAAGCCATCGCGTTTGGTGATGCACGTAACGAGCAAGCCATCGACATAGCGCATAAGTGCTTTGAGTCGGAGGAGTGGATGCCCTACAACAACGCTGGGGTCACAGAATTTAACGTGGATGAATTGTGGTGAAGGCAATGGAAGAGCCAGATTTTAACGCTCACTTTAATGGCGATGATTATCAACCCGACAGGGACAAAGAAAGGCTGAGAGGCCAAATCTTACGGGTCTGGAGCGAGATAAAGGACGGCCGTTGGCGCACTCTACGATCAATAGCTGACGCAACGGGCGACCCCGAAGCATCGGTATCAGCGCAACTCCGTCACCTGCGGAAGCCGAGATTCGGAAGTAACGAGATAGAAAAGCGTTACGTTAGGAACGGTCTTTACGAGTACCGGCTCTGCAAGGAAGAAACGTGAGCAAGTTACGCGCCATGATGACCGAGGAACAGCGGGCTCAGGAGGATGAATGGGCGGCTGAGATTAAGCTCTGCGCCGCTCGTCAGGCTTGGCGTAAGCAGAGAGAATTTGTGCCCAGCCGCAAGATGACATGGGCACGATGGTGGGAAAAGAAGTTCGGAGAGGGTGAGACCCTCAATGAATTTGCACGGAGAATGCAAAGGGAGAAAGAGGCGAGTACCGAATAATTTCCCTCGGTGGCTCGTCACACTCGCTCAGCCGTATGACCGCAAGGTCCTCCATAATCGCGATATCCTCTTTGAGGCGTAGTGCTGTAGCCATAGCCGCTTGATATGCCAAGACAAAATCAGACACTTCCACTTCAATTTCAATCTCGTCGTATTCCATCGATTAACCTTCGGCTTTGCATTCTTGGTCGGCGATACCTTTATAGTCCGGCCATTTCCCCTCTTGAACCATAGCACAGTAGAAGTCCCTCTCCGCTAACTCATCCTCGTAGTCCATAGTAGACACTGCCAACCAGCCGCACAGTGCCACCAACCCTAACGCCATTTTACCCCAGAAGTTCATGCGACCTCCTCTTCATCGGCAACTATTTCGTAACCACCAAATTGCTCGCGGATACAGTGCTCGACAAAAAGTTGCGCGCAACACGCCATAAGGTTGTCAACGTCGCCGTCAGACAATTCCTTAGCATCCTCAAAGACTTGATTGAAGTCTTCGTCGGCAGAGAATCTGCAAGCCGTAGCAATCGCCCACTGGTCCCAGTAGTAAACGTACTGACCGTCCGCCCACTCAACGATGTAGTCATACATCTCATCCTCAGTGAGAGTGCGGCCTGAAGCCACCTCATTATCGAGGTCAACCTTAAAAGCGCTGACCAGCTTATCCTGCACTTGATACAAATTAGTGAGTTCCATCTTATTCTCCTTAGCGGCTTATGCCGCCTCCTCGTCTAACATAACCGCCTTTGCAGGGCGCTTGAAAAAACCAAACCGTGAGTCATCACGGCTAGGCTCGACCGTCGCCATGAACGCAATGCGATCACCACGAGATGGGTCGATGTTCTTGGGGACGCTACCCCATAGCTTGAAGCCACGGTCGTCCTGCACGAGCATCTTGTACACGGGACCGAAGTCGGTGTCCTTCCACTTGGTGGCTAGGACCTCACCGGCAAAGGCCTGTCGGCCAGAAGCAATTGCAGGCGCACTGTCGTATCGCTCTTGACGAGCAAGCTCAGCAATCTCTTGAACCTTGGCGGCCGCTTCTGCGGCATCTTCGATCTCACCCAGCAGTGCGCGGCGCACATGGTCGACCACGTCTTTGGGCGCCTTGCTTAGGTAGGCATAGCAAACCCGAGCGCCATCCCGGTCAACGAAAGGAGTACCGCTTTCGATCTTGATGAAGATAGGGCGACCGTGCTCAGTCTCCATAGGCACCCGATCCTGCACCTCACGCAGTGCGGCTTGAACCTCGTCGAACTTTTCGACAGGCACATAAGTGAAGCGAGTCTCCTCAACAGTGCCGAGAGAGTCGCACATGGATTCCTCGAACTTATCTGTAGGCAGGAACTGGCCACCCATGTACTCCTTCTGGAAGGTCTTCTCACCTTCAATCCACTCGTGGATGTAGCCATCGCAGGGGGCGTGAAAGCCAACGAACTCACCTTTGAAGTTGCGTCCCATGGTAGGGGGGACCCCTGCGTTGCGCTCAGCAATCAGGTTCTGCTGACGGGTTAGCCAAGCCTTGCTGGCCGCCTCACGGCGCTTGAAGTGCTCGTTCATGCGCTCCCAAACAAAGTCTTTATCGATCGTGTACATAACAGTTCTCCTAATTGATGAGGCCATTTAAGCACGAGTTCCGTGTCGATGTACACATATTTGTGTAGATAATTATAAAAAAGTGCAAAAAAAAGGGCCCCCGAAGGAGCCCAACAGAGTCTGGACGGTATGAAGCGACCCGTCCAAGGGATTAGAAACTGAAATCGTGAAACTTTTCTCGACGACCAAAGTAGACCCCACCGAAACCTAGCTTGTTCCACCGGCCAGTGTCAGGGTTGACCTTGACCTGCTCCACGTCGCCGCGCTGATCTATGCGCCAGTAGCGGACCGTGCCCTTGGGGTTGGGTAGGTAAAGGTACTTCTGATTCTCAGAGAACCCGTTGTCGTCTACCCGACGATAGTCGTCGTCCTGAGTCGTGACGTAAACGAACTTACCTTTCTCCTTGATGTCGACGACCGTAGCAGGGTGGCGATCGGTCCAGCTAAGGATAGTCGCCCCATCTCCGATGTTTGGCACCTTCACTGACTCAAGCGCGTACAGTGCGTTGACCAATGACCCCGTTGTTTTACCCAATTGAACTTCTGACATGACTCCCTCCTAAACCAAATACGTTGTGTGCGAATCGCCGATGGATGCCTCGATAGACTCATCGAGCATCTGCGTACCTGCGATCATGTAGCTGTTGACGAACTCTCGGATCGTCTCGTCGGTGCCGAGGTCATCCAGATAGCGCTGTAGCACCTCCTTATCAACATCGACCGTAAACTCAACCTTAACCTTCATCTTGCTCCCTCCAGCAGAAAGGCCGCTTATGCGGCCCGTTGTGCGATGACTGACTCAAGTTCTGCGGCTTCTTCTCTTGCCATCTCGACCATGCGCTCGTAGGTCTTGAGATTCTCGGACATGATTGCCAAAGCTCTGTGGCTGTAGCCGCGAGCCTTCTTTATTCTTTTTGCCAACCTGCGGCACTCAACTTCTTTGCGCGCGATGTATGAGTTCTCTTCCTTCAGCGCGCTAACCAAAACGTCTGTAGAGTGCTGGCTGTAATCAAAATCTGACATAATTTTTTCCCTTTTAGACTCGTCGGGACGCCCCCGACACAGCTAAGGTCTCACACTCCGTGTCGTTGTGCAACTCTGTATACAGATTAATTGAGCTATGTGGCAAAAGTGACAAAAAAGTAAAAAACAACCCTTAGCCATTTTTTACCCGAGGGGGTACAAAGGGGTACGTCAACCCTTATACGGTTGTACCCCTAAGTCAGTCGCTCGTGCATCTCTTGCAACCTACCTTGGTCATGGAGCCAAAACACTAGCAAGTAGCGGTCTCCAGACTGCACAGGCAAGCCACGATGTAGCTTCGTAAAGGATGGGAAGATAAGGGCATGGCCCGAGGGCAGAGGCTTAATGGTGCCGTGGCCGTGGAACTCCGTGCCACCGCCCGTATAGTCGCCTGTATTCAACGGTATGACGACAGACATATCTGAGGACTCATCGTGATGCCAAGCCCCCTGTTGCTTATCCTTGACGTTGTAGTTGGCTATCTGGATTGTAGATATCTCTGAGCAATCACGCTGAAACAACGACCAGAAGATCGGGTTCAGGATGTTCTGCACGACAAACCACATGGTCCGGTAAAGCTCTGGCACACGCTGTTGCAGGATGATCTCGGGTATCTGACGAAGCTCATCCTCATCCTCGTTGGGCGCAAACAAGCCCTCGGCTTTCATCTGATCGATCTCTTCGACCAACATTTTGCAATAAGCTCGACGAAATAGGGGTACACGATAGATGTCAGGAAAGACCTGTTTGACGTGCTGTCGCACAGGCAATTCGTCCAGATCTTCGATCCCCTGCCGAGTACGATATCTTGCGATCTTCGGTACAGACTCCTGTATCGACTCGTATAACGGCTGATTGATCATCCAATGGCTCTGCATGGAGAGCATATAATTTTTGAGTTTGTACATAAAATAGTGTAATGTGTGCACAAGTTTATTTATCGTAACATTTTGAGGGGCAATCATGGAAGACGAAAAGCCAATAAGACGACGAAAGTCGTTGGCTGTCGATGAAGAAACCTACGACAAGCTCAATAGAATCTGTTCGCAACGTCGTAGGAGCAAAATTCAGCAACTACAAGTGCTGATCGAGAACGAGTACAACCAAATTTTCCATATCATGGAGGAAGATCAGTGAAGCTATTCGGCAAGCAGAAGCAGATTCCCCAGACTTATCGCCCGGTTATGGAGGCGCAAGAAGTCATTGATCTGTTTAGCCGTATGACCCTACATCAACAAGCCGCGCTCATGCGGCTCATGAGTCGTAATCTGATCATTGAATTGCCGGGTGACTCGGCAATGGGGTACGAGCTCGATTGGAACGTAGATGGTGCTTTGATTGCCGCCTTCCCAGCGCAACCAGAAGAATCTACGCCATCAATCCAGCTATCCCCTGCTGACGACGCATAGCTATCTCCCGGTCTTCTTCGGAGGGGAGAAGGCTGGGGGATAGCGGCGTTGTTGGTAGCGTCGAAGGTGCCGGAACATCCGGTAAAGGCGCAAAATAAGCACCCATACTTAGGTCGATAGAATCCGATACAGACGGCTCTGCGGCCTGCTCTTCGAGCTCACGCATACGTCGTCGCAAATCAAGATTCTCATCTCCCATCGACTCAATCTGACCTTCGGGCCCAAACTCGGTGGGCTCTAAGGCTTCAGGCATATCAACACCACGAGCCGTAGACTGAACGCCCATGTAAATATATGGGTTGATTCTGTCGATCGCCTCACGAAGCTCTAACGCTTTCTTTGGATCGATAATCGCTTGGATCAACGCATCCTCATAAGCTTCTCGCTGAAACCCAATGGCGGCTTGAGATAGATCATCAAAACCACGGATAAGAATGCGCTGTGGCACTTCTACGATCGCTCTGACTGCACTAATGACAGGACGCGAAAGACCAGAAGATTCTGCCTCAGCCCGACGCATCAAAGCCAGAAGCGGTTGAGTCGGAGACCCGCCTTGCGTAGCGATGTAACTAATGGCCTGTGTAACCTGCAAAGCGTCTTCAAAGGCCGCAAATTCTTCAGGGCTCAGAATCTCTTTGAACGCATCGATCTTGCGTGAGCGCCTCTTAACGCCTCCACGGCCTGAGAAAGCTCGGTTAGGGTTCCGTATACCTATCCTTCTCAAAAACTTGTTTGGCACTCCAAACGGGTCTGTGGTGCCCATAATGACGTCATCAAGCTGAGTCCGTAACCAGTCAGCCTTCAAGTTTTGCCAAACGCGAGGATCTTCGGTCTGGACCAAACGACGCAAACGACGCAACTCTTCTGCCGTAGCTTTGCCCGTAAACATTTTTTGAACCAACGGCGCGGCGGTCGCGCCACCTTTATCTACCGCTTCGGTCAAGTTCTTTAGCAAACCACGCTCAAGGATCTGAAGGTGACCTTTCTCGGGGTCGTAGATACGAGCGGCACGAGCATAGATGGGGTTGTTCGCTTTTATCGCGTCACTGATTTGACCTTTATAATTGGCAACAACACTAGCGATCTTGCCGCCTTCGGACGTAGCCTTTGTTTCATACAAAGCACGAAGATCCTCGGTCACAGCGTTATGCAGTGCACGGGTCTCGCTTTTAAATCCGGTAAGTGATGTGCCTGTGGGGTCAACAATAGTTTTGTAGATCTGAGCCAGAGCGGCGCGCATTTGGTCGCCCGTGTCAGGATCATCCATTTTTTGCTTAATAGACTTACCGATATCACTGATATCAATGAGTGGCGCAAAACCCATTTGCCCAGACCTTGCAAAGTCATCAAGCGCAAACGCTTCTTCATAAACCTTGTTGGCTCTTTGCTGACGCTTGTCTGCCAGTTTTTTGATGACTGATTGAGTAGCTTCCGCCAAGTCCATTTCTGGAGTTACCGAGCCTGTTGTCGGCATTCCCTGCATCCGTGCGCCAGTCTGCCCAGTAAGCATTTTTCCGGCCTGAATCTCATCAAAGAATTCGTTGAGCGCGTCCTCCATTCGCAGTGCTCGATCGTTGTAGAAATCGAACAGCTTTTGCGATGACGGTTGCATCTGAAGATATCGCTGAATCTGACCAGCATTAGTTTTTATTCCCTGCGCTTCGGCACGAGTAAGCGTGATGCCAAACTTATCGTCGGCCATAGCAATGATCTTGTCGACATCCTCCCCACCTTCGGTGAGCAAGGTGCGCAACATATTCCTGCCGTCCTCGCCAGCAAAGTCGGTGCTAACCTTATTCAGGATTGGCCTCCCGCCACGGAAAAAACCAGCGCCCAACGGAACGGAGCCAAACGCGCTGTTGACCAGAAGGTCATTGCCTAGCTGTCCGACGTTCAAAGGTGGTCCGTCAAACGCGGCACTGATACCCGCTCTACCTGCGGCGCCTGCGCTACCACCCAAGGCAGTGCCGCCAGCACCTCCGGCCATCGCTCCCGGTAAGCCGCCTGAGAGCGCTCCAAAACTAAGACCTGCGGCCCCTAAAGCCATCTCTGGCACAAACTGCAAGGCCGGTCCTACAAGCCCATAGGTGTCCATTACAGTGCCAAACAAGCCGTCCTTAAATTCTTTGTTGATCTCTCCCGTGTACGGGTCCATATACGCAAGATCATTGTCCTCGTCGAGGAAGTAGTAATCCGACAGATTGACTGAGTCCGCAAGCTCCGGGAATCGCTTTTCTGCGAGCCACTGCGCTTGATACGCCTGATCATTCGACATACCTGCAAGCAATGCTCGGAGCGCGCCAGACTTATTAGCGTCCGCCATTTCACGCATCTCAGCTTCGCTTTCTAATGCGCGCAGATCTCGGGCGCCCATCTGCATGACTCGGCGTTGATGCTCGTCGCCCATGCCGTTGTTGTTTTCGGCTATGTCACGACGCAGACGCTCTGCTCCTTCGTCACTAGAAACCGTGTATTCGACGCCGTCAATGTTTACTTGCTTTGCCATCAATAGCCTCGCTCGGTCATATCTTCAGAGCCCGTGTCCCCAAACTGTCGCCGGTAACTGGCGGCAACCTCGGGCTCGTTTGCCGCAAACTGACGAAGCTCTGCGAGTTCTGTGGGATCTAAGAAAGAATTGCTTTTTTGCCAGTTGGCATACCACTGGTTATAAGCGGACGCTCGCTGTACATCGTTTAAAGACGGATCGCCAAGCTGGTTTTGCAAATTTTCATTGGAGTAAAAATCGTTCGCCAGCTTGACGTTCAAGTCTGCAATGCGCTTTAGGTACTCTGACTGTTTAAGCAAACCACCCTTCGATGAGGCTAAGCCGGGAGATGCCGCAATAAACAGGCGCATCTCCATCTCAGTAATCGCGCCCTTGGTATCGCCAATCAACTGCATAGCAATACGAGTGCCTAGCGTGTTCAAAAGCTCTTGGTCACCAAGTTTGCCGTCATACCGAATACCCATATCGTTTAATAGTTTTCGGAACGGCAAGGTTTTCGCTTCGACTACGCCAACATTTTCACCCAATCGAGACAGCGCAACCTGCATCATATTGATTAATCGCTGTTGTTCTACACCCGCGTTTCTTGCCTCTTCGATTCCGACAATGGAGTCGTTAAGACTTTGGCCCCGACGCTCCATAAACTTAGATGGGTCTGGCTGGGTGATGTTGACTTCTGTTCCTGCGGAAGAAGCTCGTCGTGCATTAGGCAACAACCGCACAGCGGCGACCTCAAGCTTATTGTTCTCATCGACCGGCACCGTCACTTGACGTGTTTCGCCAGTCACAGGATCAACTTCGTCGTATACATAGTTTTGCATTTTAGGGTCTTTGTTGGATAACTTAATCCGTTCCAACGAAACCTTGTTGAGGTAATCCTCAGCGGCATTCTCGTCTTCGCGAGCCATCTCAAATGCCTTTAGTGCTACTGCTTGATCGACCTTACGCTTATCCTCACGCTGTTTGCGCAATCGCTTGTGAAAGGCAATGAAGCCAGCCGCAGAACTTGCAAACGGGCCTGTATCTGCCGGAGCGGAAATCATAGCCTCGCCAAGTTCGGCCGCAAGATCATAAAGCGTAGGGCGCTCACTTTGAGCCATCAACGGACCAAGGCGCCGCTTGTACTCGTCATATCGGTCGGTGAAGGTGCGGGTTTTTTTCTGCTCTTCACTCTCTTCTTGCGGCGCTGGCTTAGCCTCAGAATTAGCCGCCTGCTCAAGCAACTCGTCAAGATCTGGCAACGCAAACGGATCGTCTTCATCCTCTTCTGCAAGAGTGAACCCAGACATATCAAGCGTTGGAGGCGTTAGCGTTGGCGCAGTTGGTAGCGGTTGCATACCCATAGGAATCGGAGGGATTGCGAAAGGGTCAACGGTAGGCTCGCTAAATATATCAAAATCATCAACACCGCCGCCAAGGGCAAGGCCTCTAATCTGCTCTTCCATTTGTGCTCGTGAAATAGCCATTAGGGTCCTCCTCTCAGGCCGGGTGGCGGTGGCGTCTCAATCGGAGTTTGATAGAATTGATTTAATTTCGGCGTAAATTGTGGTTGCGCAGGACCACTAGAGTATTGCTGTGTTGGCACGGCTTGCTGTGGCTGGTTGAAGTACGTCCCCAAAGCTCCGAGCGCACTCAATCCAGTACCTAATCCGGCTTGTAACGGGCTAGGTGGCGGCGTGTACTGCGTTTGTACTTGGCTTGGCCCAGTCTGACCGGCCGCAAACTGCATGAACGGTAGGAGCTGTTGATACTGAGCGAGCGGCGCCTGCTGAGCCTGTAGCAATCCAGCACGTTGTGCATCAAGCATTTGCTGACGCTGTTGCTGTTGCATTCCACCGATACCCATTAAGGCCTGCACGTCCTGCTGTCCAGCCTGAGCAAACTGTCCACCAAGCCCTTGCAACTGCTGACCGTAGCCCTGCATAGCTTGACCGACCTGCTGACCATACTGACCCTGTACACCGCCAAGCTGACCATATCCCTGAGCCAATTGACCGGCAGTACCAAGCGCCTGCTGACCTGCGCCCATACGAGCCTGCATACCTTGTTGACCAAGCTGGCCCATGGTTTGCCCAAGCTGTGTGCCTGCGCCATACATCTGCTGAGCTTGTTGTCCTAACAAGCCGCCAAATTGCTGTTGCGCACCAAGACGTTGTCCTGCGGCGCCCATCTGCTGACCGGCAAGCTGTTGCTGAGAACCAAGCTGTTGCCCTGCTAGTCCCTGCTGGAACTGACCGAGTTGCTGTCCTGCGCCCAATCTCTGCTGTGCCATCTGTTGTTGCTGAGATGCTAACTGCTGTTGGCTTTGTAGTTGCTGAGCGGCAGTTTGACCAAGCTGGCCCTGTAATGCCTGCCGAGCACCAAGCTGGCCTTGAGCCGCCGCCATCTGCTGAGACGTAAGCGCCTGACCGGCGCCGAAGCGCTGACTTCCTACTGCGGCCAGTCGGTTGGCTAAGCTTTGCTCTGCCGCCAATCTTTGCCCTGCCTCTTGGCCCATTTGCCCAGTTAGTGCCTGCTGTGCGCCTAATCGCTGTTGTGAAACATCACCTAGACGTCCAGCCATTCGCTCACCAGACGCGGCTAACTGCTGTGCTTGTGAGCCCAACTGCCCAGCCAATGCTTGGCCTGCACCAAATCTGGTTTGCGCGCCACTACCTAGCATTTGTGCCGCGCGCTCCTGAGCGCTTAGTCTTTGACCGCTTAATCCGGCGAGGCCAGATGCGGCCGCTCTTTCTGCGTCACGTTGCCGAGCAAACTCACCCATAGCGCTCTGCTGAGCTCTCTGGAAGCCGCCTGAGCGTATTCCGGCAAGTTCTTTTGCCAATCCACGCCCTAACGCTTCTCTCCTTTCTCCGGCAGTTAAACGAGCCCTAGAGCCGAAAGCTGACTCTCCTGCTGTTTGCACATCTCGTGCTTGCTGAGCAATATCTGCTTGAGCTCCAGTTTTCATCATGTCGTCAATGGTTTGCTGAACGACACGATCTTCGTAGGGATCGTAAAACTGCTGTGTCATTGAAGGGTCAAAGCCGCCAGTTGTTCCACGAAGCAATTGCTCTGACTCTCCGAGCCTTCCGCCGAACTCTTGGGTTGCGCCAAGCTGTCTTTGCTCTGCGGCACTCAAGCCCCGACCCAAGCCTCGGGCCGCACCAGCAAGTGTGCCAGTGGCACGACGCAAGCCTTGTCCAAGACCAGCTTGAGCCATTCTCTGTTCACCAATACTTTGCCCAAGACCTCGATCAAACTGACCAATTCCTTGGCGAAGTTGTTGCGTGGCTTGACCAATGTCTTCACCAAACCTACCAACAGCTCCTCGCTCCTGCCCAAGAGCCTGAGACAACTGCTGGTCCAACTGTTGCTGTGCGGTCTGTAGCCCACGAGTAGCCTGTCCAACCCCCTGACCGAATTGTTGCTCACCTTCACGGGCCAAAGCATCAACACCCGACAATTGGCGCCCAAATCTGTCTGTAGCCGCCGCACCTCTGCCAAAGGCGCCGCTCAAATCACGGCCAAATTGCCCCGTTAGACCGGCTTGTTGTCGGCCCAACTGCTCGGCTTGTCCGCCAAAACGATCTGCCGCGCCGCCTAATGTTGCGAGGCCCTGATCAAGGCCGCCCTCAAACTGTCCTAATGCTCTTTGCTGAAAACCGCGTTGCTCGCCCAAGCCTCTTCCAAGCTGGCCAAACGCACCCTGTGACAGTGCGCGTTGCTGACCAATACCCCGTAAAGCATCGGATAATCCTGCACGTCTTTGAAATCCCTCTTCTGCCGCACCGCGCTGTAACTGACCCAAAGCCTGTCGTTGGGAGCCTAACTGCTGTTCCGCTCCCCTCTGGATTGCACCCAAACCCCCACGATACTGCTCTTCTGCTCTGCGCAAGAAGGGCTGTAAGCCTCCAACTTGCTCGCGAGCCAGTTGCATCGCGCCAACTTGGTCTGGAGAGAATCCAGCAATTTGCTGAGGTATAACGATGGGACGTCCCTGTTCATCAAAAAAGGTACGCTCTGCGGCGCGCATCGCTCCGGGAATAAAGCCGCCTTGACCGCCCAAACCAAACAGCATTTGCTGAACAATAGGGTCCATCTGGCGTTCTTGCCGGGTCACTCCGGCGACGTAAGGGCCTGTCGACCCTCCATCTTGAAATTTCTTGATTCTCTTAGGGGGCATTATCATGCGACGGCCTCCGGCTCTTCCGCGAATTCCTTAAACAAGCCCATCATGTCATACATTAACTTGGTTCCTCGGTCACGATCTTCACCGTTCTTTGGAGTCAATGTAATAATGCCGTTCTTGTTTTTCATATTAAACGCGCCAGCCCCTCTAACTGCGCGTCCGGTCATTACAAACTCTCCATCGGAGAGCATCGCAGGAATGTCGTCACTGACCTCGGTGCCTTCACCGTTGATGTCACCATTCATGCGTTTAAAGTCTTGCTCGTCTACATTACCGCCCTCAGCAAAAGCCATCACAGGACCGCCATACCGCATTCCTGTGGCCTTCTGCGCTTCAAGCCCAGCTTGTGCCGTAGTAGGTGCTCGTCCGCCACTCAGGGTTGGTAAAGTGCCCTGCGGCAACAATCCGAACTCAACTGGATTTGGGGCGGCTGTTCCGCTTCGGCGAGCAATTTCGTTTTCTAAATTAAACCGGCCAGCCGCATTCATTACGACAGAAGGTGTCAGAGGCACGCCCTTACGATCCTTAGCCTCGTCGTATGCAAGTTTGCCTATCAAACCAGCAAGGCCAGCCGCGCCAAGGGCGCCCATATTTAGGCCGCTACCGCCACCGCCACCAAGCAAGCCCGCAAGGCCTCTGCTTTGTTGTCCTTGTGTTGCTGGCGCTCCGTTCATACCCAACATATCTTTTATGGAGTCTTCGATGCCTCGAATTGCGTCGGGAGTGCGCATCCCAAAAAAGCTACCGCCTTGTTGTTGAGATCCTGCTTGCGACGCCTGAAACTCAGGGAGCCCCATAAGCTGTGCGGCTAATTCGTCCTCTGTTACGCCGGAGGCCAGCATAGCGTTAATACCGCCGCGTTGATCAGGGAATTGAGCTAAGTAGTTTTCAATGATTGTAATCGAGTCCTCTGATCCCATAGGCATAGCACCGCCGCCCATGCCACCCATGGCATCAACCACCTTCATGAATCCGCCGCCAGAGCCTCCATAACCCATCTGCTCAACTTCGCTAAGAATGTCGCCCATCGATTTACCAGAGCTGACGCCAGCCTCAACGATTTCGTTGATCTCTGGATTATTAACGCTCAACTGACCAAGAACGGCGCCCGGATCTCGCATAGATGCGTAATCAGTAACACCCAAAGTGTCGCCAATTCCGCCAGCAAAATCGCCTAATTTTCCAAAGCTACCAACGCCGTCAGCACCGCCGCCCGTCACCAAGCCGCTGACATTGCGCCCAAGACCGCTAATTCCTTTGCCGATGTTTCCTAACAATCCAACGCCGTCAGCACCTTTAGTTACAAACTCTTTCGCGCCGCTAAATAAGCTTCCGATACCGCCACCGTTACCGCCACCGGGGATTGGAGCGCCTAAAGAAGCCAGTGCCAATGGGCTTGCCCTTCCTTTAGCTACATCGTAGACCGTACCGGCTTTATTGATAATTGCGGCAAAGGGTTGCCATGGTCCGGGGATGAACTGGGCCACAGACGCGATAGGACGGACAACCTTTTTTACAACCTTCTTAACGCCCTTGGCTATTTTTTTAAAAAAGCCAAACTCTTCTAACCCCGTGATGGGGTTGAGGGAAGCAATGCCTAAACCCGCCACATACTCTTCAGGAGCAAGGTCCAATTGATTAAATCTATTTTCAACGACACGCTCAAACTCTGGGTCATCCATCATGCCAAGCGGCAAAATTACTTCGCCGGGCGTGAGGTGGGCCAGCATGGTGTCACCACCTCTGCCTGCTTCAGAAAGCTCCATCGCCATTGTGCCCATGGGCGCCTCTGAGCCGATTTGTGCGGCCTCCATAAGCTGTTGTGCTTTAGCGGCTTCAAAAGGGTCGTCTGCGGTTTCCTGAGCCATCATTAGCTCTTCCATGGCGGCGCGTAGCTCAGCATTTGGGTCAGTAACAGGCTGGCCCATGGCCATAGAAGCTTCAGCCATGGTTTCCGGGTCATCAATATCAAAGACCTCACCGCCTTGGGCCATCATCATAGGGTCGTTATAGGTGGGCTCTGGACCCATCAAGTTGGCTATTCTTTGCTCTAAAAACTGGTTCATGATGTCGTTACCGTTACGGCTCCCACTGTTGCCAACACGCCTATGCCTGTCGGGTAGGTCTGATGATCGTATAAGTCTCTAAATTGTACCCCATCAAAAGCCTGATGAATTGAATTAGTAGTATTGAATATGATAGCGCCCGTGGCAAATTGTAATTCAGAGATCTCCGTCGCGTTAAAATGCGGCGAAATACTGAAATTAACCCCACCGAGGTTAAGCTCAAGGACCCGGATAAGCCGGTTAAACGTATCCGAAGATACCGTTTCGCCCTGCGAGAACGGTAGCCGGGTGGGTAATAACACGCTCATGCACGTCTACCACTTGGCTGTAAGTCAAGGCGAGTCGCTCCAACTCGCCACTTATACCCCTTCTGATCCACTGCGGAAGCATCGTCATCACTTTCAAATCGGAGGACTATCTGCCTGCCGCGCGTCCTAACGCTCTTAAATGTCGTTGTTTGCGTAATCTGGTTTGTACTGTCCGTTATTAAAGACTGTCCCGGAAACTCACGGCGCTTAAGGACAATGTTCATGACTGGGTTTGTGCTCACGCCTGTCTCAATAACAAAAGCCATATCCGGTATGAGCTTCTTGACGAAAGCCAAGCTGTCGCCAGAGCTTATGTCAATGTCAGCCGACTCTATGTAAACGCCAGTCATAGCATCTTCATAAGCGTCAAACCCGGTCTCGTGTTGAAAAATGCACTGCTGAGACGAGCTTTCCGCCGACGCAAAAGGAAGGTCTTCAATACCCGCATCAAGCCATGCGTAACGAATCAAAGAACCAATGGACCAATGGTTTTCTTCGTAGTTGTAAATTACATAACGCGAGACCTCACCCGTGCCATCTTCGATGCTCGGGTAGAAGAACCACACCTCGCCAAACTCTGAGTTGACGCCCATGTGGCACTTAAATGCTTGACCTAAGTCTAGGTCGTTAAACACGTACTCCTGAACCGAGCAGGGAAGCTTCTGCACCGAGCCGTTGTAGAAGTAGAAACCAGTCTTACTCGCGAAATACACACCGTTTGGTGCGTTACAGGCCGCTTTGGGACCGACAAGACCGGAGCCTTCGTTGACCAAGTTCATCGCAAAGGTCAGGGGAGGGCCAATAAATGTCATCGAATATAGACTCGTGTCGGTCCATATCAAGACCTCTTGCCGAGACTTGATGCCGCCGACAATGAACGAGCCGCTAGACAAACGCACATCGCCAGCGCTGTTAGTCGCCGTGGGCGTAAAATCCAGATCATTTTCGGAGTCTGAGAAAGCGACCAACATAGGGTCAATAATGCCTGTCCGTGTGCCCCCAACCAAGGGATCAACGCCCATGCAAATCAAGTGCCGGTTGGTCTCTGACGTCAGTACCTGCAAAGCAACTGTTGGTACGCCACTTGCACCGGCCTGCTGAGAAAGCTCCTGCGCTCTCACAGTAACGCCATTGTTTTCTACCCAACGGTAAATACCACCACCGCGCGGGTTAATAATTAGGTTCTCACCGTAATTGTCGTGCGTCCAAAGACGTAGCTGTCCAGCCGCAGAAATGGCGCTAGAAGAGCCCCAGCCGCCAGCTCCCCACGTACCAACGCCCCAACCCGTGGACTTAACAAAGGTGTCAAGGCCAACATTTATTTGATATGCGCCCACAACCGATGACCCACCGTTGCCACTATCACTGCTATTCGCCGTAACAGTAGCGCCGCTCGTGTCTTTAGCGACTAGCTCATAGGTATTTAAGCTCGTTACGAGGCTGATTTGATACTCTTGGTTAAGCACTTCTGCCGTAATGTTACCTCCAAGGGTAGAGGCGCCACTAAAAGTAACAAAATCATTGCTGACAGCCCCATGATCCGTGTCAGTCACTGTGATCGTAGAAGATCCGTCTGTGGCGCTGAAAGTAACGTCGCCAGCAGAGGTGGTAAGTCTTATCGGGGTGATGTCGTTGAACGACTCACCCTCCTCGATGTAATACTTGAAGGTCGTGCCCAGTCCCAGAAAACGAGTGCCGCCGAGAGAAATCCAACTATGAAGAGCGCGAGCAAGCCCAAGGTAATAACTGCTACCAAGCTTATTCCAGCCGCCAACCTTTTCCACGCGGCCTTTGCGAAATCTAATGAGGTTTCCGTCCACCCAGCCACCTTTGGCCGCATAGTCAGTCGACTCCTTGTCAATCCCCGGCTGAAATTCTATCGTCTGTAACGGCATACCAAGGCATCACGCAAGCCGGATAATTGCACCCGTTGCCGTAGGCGACGGAAATACAATTGTGAAATTGCCTGCCGTGCTGGTTTTATCCCCTCCAAAATCAATCGCGGCTACTGATTTATCTGATTGCGTGTCGTTGTATATTAAACAACCGCGAGCCGTAACCGTAGCGGTTCCAAACGTCAGGTCTGCAAAATCAACTATCGCAGTCGTTCCAGACGTAGTGGGGGTGACATTGGTAAGCGCATTACCGCCAGCCGTGTAGTTTGTGCCAGAAACCTCGTTTGTGGTTGTGTACGCGGTTGTGGAGGCGCCGAGAGTCGCAGAGCTGGTATACAAAGCCAGCTTAAATGTGTTGCCTGAGCTGTTAGTGAAGTTGTGAGTGCCTACTAACAATTCCTGCTTAAACGATGTACAGATCGCCGATGTGATAGCCATTTTATAGCTCCTTCAGTAAGTCAGCCATTTGGTTATGACCTTGACGCCTTAGAATAACCGATAAAGTAGTACGGTCACTAGCAATGGCGCTGTTAATCCCCCTCAATACTACTTCATAAACTTGCTGTCGGAAAGCCTCGGCTTGTTGCCTAACGTGAGGATCGGCGTTTTCTGAAATGCTAACAAGCCTATCTGTGACAATTTTTGCCCAAAAATCAGGATCGTGGCCGCCATCGTTGGATGTCGCCACCATAACGCTTCCCAGTCCAGAGTCCGCACTTTGAGAAATCATCCTTTGTACGGCTCCGGCGCTGAAGGCATTTCTATCTGCTTAAAGTTAAACTGCCTGCGAGCCTCGTCAAATTCTGACTGAGGGCAAACCATAAACTGGCCTTCTTGATCTGTCATGACAAGCATTGGATCATCTAGCCGATGGTAGCCATAGAGGCGTTCTGCTGGTACGACGTTGCTATCCAGTAGAGCTGACTTCTGGCTTACACCCACACCCACTCCCTGCGAGATACATCGAGAGACCCAGAACTCGACGCATCCTCGTCCTGCTTCTGCAAAATGCAGGTTGTGTTTGTAACTAAAATCCATGCCAAACAGATCGATATGAGCCACTTTATTGTAGAGCGCGTACGCCATTGCGTACGCCACAGTGTTGTTGAGATAAGCGCACCGCTGATCATCAATCACATCCTTAATGGGGTACTCAACGATTGCCGGTACCCGCTCATCAAGCTCGCACGAATAAATAGGTTTATCAAACGTAGGCAGTAAACGACGCATGACGTCAGTCTGGCCACCCGCATCTTCCGTGTCCAAGTACCGGGACGCAGGGTCCAGCATAAACACACGGTCACAATCAAAAACAGATAAGGCGGCGTTGATACACCATACCTCATCCCACTGCTGACTGTTTTCTACTCCAATTACGTAGTCAATTTGAGAAGCGCCAAGGCCTATCAGGGCGACTCTGGCCCCCTCCAACTCCGGTATGCGTGACATTAACTAACACCTGTTCTCAACAAGTCATATCTATATTCATCGCGAGTAGCGCGGCCTTCGCTCACGTTCTTCATTCTCGCGATCCCCTCCTTGAATCGAGTCTCAAACGTCTGAATAACGTCTGGAGCCTCTTTCAGGAATATCGCCGCCTCGACCAAGGTTCCATACAGCAAAGGATCTGGATGGTCCGTAGACAAGACAGTGGTTCCTGAATCTGCACCCGCCGTCAATGAGGCTGGCTTGTAAAGATAGTGAAGCTCCACCGAATAACCAGAATCCGGTATAGGCGACACTTCAAAAGCCGTCTCATCAAACAATGAGTAATACTTTGGTTGTGCTGTGGTGGTTGTTACAGGGCTGTACTCTTTGATGAAAGATGGATGTTTGTAGTCCAAATAATAATATCTGTCACCACTAATTACAGCCAAAGAAAAAGGCGCAAAAAAGTCAGACGGGGTCGCTAAAAACCGATTTCCGGTGGTCAGTGTTCCTGTGACGTTCTTACGTTGCTCGGGCAACTGCACAAGCTTGAAAATACGGCTTTCTGCTTCCTCAATAAATGTGTTGAGGTTGTTGTTGAAGGTTGTTTCGTCAACCTGCAAGTAGTCTTGTACCGTCGATTTTAGGGTGGCTAATGTAAAACTCATGACGTGGTCACCTCAACCGTGCCTAATCCACTGTTTATTTGATAAGTCGTAAGCTGTGTGCCTAGTATACCTTGACCCACATTCGTGTAGACAGTAAAAAAGTTTCCGTCGTTACCGTCCGCCGCCTGATCAATTCGTGGATTTTTTAAAGCTTCAGGATCAACTGGTGTAGGTTTTGGCATCAACTGAGGATGCTTTGGAGACCATTGATCAGGTCCCACGAGCAACCCATCCCAAGTCTTTTTCATGTCCTTGAGCCGATAGCGGAAGCCCGTTATGTCACAGATCCCGTAAGCTCGCTTGTTAGATGCGAAGGCCATTATGCTATGTCGTAACTTCTGGTGTCAGGAGCAATGCGGAAGCTTGATCGAGGCTCGTCTTGAGAGAGTGCTCGCAAAAACTCCTCTTCATAAAGCTGTTTAAGAAGTTGCACTTTTTCAGGCGCTCTTTTAAGGGCGAGATAATACGCAAGTCCTGCCGCAAGGCACGGATAAAACCGAAATGGGACTTCCATGGTATTTACGCCAACGTCCGCATCATCCATGCGAGTAAGCACGTTCATGTACACGGTATAGGTTGAGCTCTTGTCTGGCACAGGCCAAACGGTAATTGTAGGCGTCAACTGCTTGTCAATTAGATATTGGTTTGGCTTTCCTGTCGTCGACTTCGTCGCTAAGTTTGCATACTCAGCACGAGACATACGGCTTAGCGGAATGTCAGTTGTTGTCCCCTGCGAGGTTTCTCTAATAAATACGTCTAACACGTCAATTGTCGCGGTAGGATCACTTGAGTCAATATTGTATTTACCCGTGCTTTGTACCATAGGGACGGTCTTTTCTTTGATCGTCCATTGATTCAATCCGCGATTAGCCCACTCGGCCAGCATAAGGTTCAAAGATCTCTGAGCTGACTTCAAGTCATAACCCGTTCTAAGCTCTAAGCCACAACGCTCAAAAGCCTCTTCAACGTAGTCGGCTACGTCTAACTCGAAATCTTTACTCCCGCTCGTCGCCATTTTCTGCACCCGCGTATAAGTTGTCGAACACTTGGTTCACGTCCAAGGTGTAGTCTAAGTCAGATTTGCTGTAATGGATATGCTGGGAAGGCCTAAAATCTGGGGCGCCATCACCTAGCTCGAACTGCGCAGGTCGCGTTACTCTTACTCGGTTATTAGGTAACGCAACAATATTACCCGTCCACTCCCCCGCATCGAGCAACTCCAGCACATGGCTTTGCTTGTGTTGTGCAGGGTCGTCCGCCGTATCTGACTCGGTATAATCCACAGTAAAGTAGTATTTTGCCGGGTAAAACTTGCCATCAATTTTTGCCATCCAAGGGCATGGGTCACAGTTTTCTAACTTGTAGACGCTGTGGGTTCGAGATGCGCAGTCCCACGGCTGTGCCGCCCAAACAGGCATTGGCTCAGCCCATTTATCGAAGGGGGTGTCCCCCACGAGAGCGGTGATAGGCATACGAGCCCACATTGCGCCCCCGTGGAGGTTCGGCTCATCGGTATCGTAAGTCTCAGCCCCGGTAAATATGACCTGAAAAGACAGGCATCGCTTGGGTAGCGTCGTGACACCGATGACCATGGCATGAAGAAATTCGCCATGGTATTTCTCGTGATTGTGCGTGTACTCTTTTCTGACCCAGCACTTAAAGTACGGGATGCTGGACTGGAGAAATGCCATTATCGGCCATATAGTCCGCTGTTTTTGTTTGAAGGAGCGCGCACTGAATTAGACGTGGCTTTGCTCTTCATAGCGCCGCCAGCGGCCTTTCCCTTAGCTTTCATCATGCCAGATCCGGGTCTTCCTACAGCAATCATAACTTGCGTTGCGTCTTCTTTATTGCCAGCGCCACCTTTAGCGTAACCTTTAGTCTTCATTTTCATGATTGAGCCTCCCTCGGCCGCAAACGTACTTACATTAGTGGGCTTACCACCCACACCTTGCTTTTTCGCTCGCTTGCGCCTGACGGCGGAAGCTACTTGTTTCTTTGACATCTTTGCGGCCTTAGCCGCAGGCACACATTTCGGATAGTCACGATCTGAATCATCGGCGCTTTGGCGGCCACACTTTTCATAGCCGCCGCCCTCTTTTGGGGCGCTAATATCAACCCAGTTCTCGCTTCCGAACCAGTCTTTAAGTCCGCGTTTTTTAGCCACGAGGCACTCGCACAGTTCTACGCTTGTTTTGCATCATAGCGCCACAACCCCGAGGTTGCATCTCCACAGAGCCGCCTGTATTCATTTTTTTAGCTTTGACTTCTCCGCCAGTCGCTTTTTTGGCGCCTTTATATTCTCCTCCCATGCGCTGATACTCTTGCACCATAAATCCGTTTGCGTATGCGGAAGGATATACCTCAAATTTAGCCTTGGCCTTAGCCTTAGCTTTTTTATAAATTTCGGGGTTAGCGACGTTGTCTGGTATTTTGCTTGCCATTATCCGCGACCTCCTCTTGAGCCTCTATAGCCGGGCGGGAACGTGCCCATTTTTGGTGGTGATTTAGGCGGTGCTGGAAGAGGCTTGATTCCTGCCGTGCCAGCCGGTACGCGCTCATCAAGTCGTCCACGTAGGTTAGCAATCTGCTCTCGAATTCCACCTAAATCTACCTGCGGGATGTCAATTCCCTCTCTAACTCTTCGGGCAATAGCGTCCATATCTACCGTAGGCCTTTCGTCCATACGGCCTCGCAGATTAGCAATTTGCTCTCGGATTCCGCCTAAATCGACCTGTGGGATGTCAATACCTTCTCTGACTCTTCGGGCAATAGCATCCATGTCGACTGTAGGCCTTTCGTCTAAACGACCACGTAGTTGCGCAATTCTCTCAGTCAACGGGGTTACCTGCCCCCTGACCTCTTCCAGTCTGCCGCCAAGGCGCTCTTCAATAGCGCGACGACCAGCCGTTGCTTCGCCCTGTCTTTCTCGCAAAGCCGCCAAACGCTCTTGTAGCGGATCAATACGTCCACCAACTTCTTGTATGGCGCGCTGACTAGCTGATTGCTGTGCTTGCTGTTGCTCTCTCAATCCAGCTAGTTCAGCGTCTCGGACACTCGCTCTGGCGCTTGCTTCTGAGTCTAAGCGCTCTTGTTCAGACCGTAGTCTTTCAGATTGCTCTCTGAATGAGGCCGATGATGATTCAAGCTGACCACGAAGATCCGCGATTCTTGGGTTGATTCCACTGCGTACACGCTCTGCAATAGCCGCTTCGTCAGGACCTTCACGGCTTTCTACCGCACGTAGCCTTTCAAGCACCTCTGGTGGTAATCCACGGTTTTCTAAAGCCGCTATCTGCGTTTGTAGTTGAGATGGGTCAAATGTTTCTCCCGGCATATTGCCAAGTCGACCGCGCAATTCACCAATTTGCTCTCTAATAGTAGACAAATCAGGCCCTTGACGCCCTTCTACTGCGCGTAGCCGCTCAAGTACGTCAGGGTCCATTCGTCCGCGTCCTTCCTCAAACCTACGGCGTAACTCTTCAATCTGACGTTGCGCGTCAGGGTTAATGCCGATGGCTTGTCGAGCATCAATGCCCTCTTGAACTCGACGACGAATATCTTCGATATCAATGTTTGGCAATCCCTCAAGGCGACCACGTAAGTTACCAATCTGCTCGCTAATGGACGATGGATCAAACTGCTGTCTAAACTGCGCGACTGATTCGCGGACACTATTAACCCGCTCCTCTACCGGCGTAAGGCGCTGGTTAAGTTCTGCGCGTAAGCCAGCAATTTCTTGCTCAGGGGCGCCAGCATCAATACTGTCTTGAATCCGGCGCTGTAGTGACTCAATGTCTACCCGCTCCTGTTCTGGTAGCTGGCTAATAATTTGTTGGCGTATTGCATCAACATCAATATCAGGCAGTGCGCCGACTTGACCACGTAGTTCACCTATCTGCTCGGCAACACTGCCACGAGACTCTTGTAGCCCCTGTAACTGCTCCTCAACGGGGCGAATCCGGTTCTGTAGCTCTTGACGTAAAGCGTCAATTTGCTCAGGCGGTGCACCACGGTCGATACTCTCTTGAATCTGTCGACGTAAGTTTTCTACATCCACCTGCTCCTGCTCTGGTAAAAGACGCATCACCTCATCACGAATTTGAGTTACGTCAGGAAAATCTTGCTGAGCAAGAGCAAGAACCTCTCCTGTAATCTCTCTGCGTAACGCTTCCGTGTCTATTTGTTCTGGCATTTGACCAAGAATGTCTTGGCGCAACTGAGCGCCAAAGGCGTCTAAGTCTGGGCCTTCTTGCCCCTCTAGCGCCGCAATTCGATCCATGAGCGCCTGACGCTCTGAAGATGCCATATCTGTTTGTTGTTGTGCTTGTTGCTGTGCCGCCTCTTGAGCCGACTGAATCTGTTGTGCGAACTGATCGTACTGCGCTTGCAAGCCGGGTTGTTGCGCCTGCATAGCCGCCAAACCACCAGAACCTCCGGCATCGCTGTATCCGTAAGAAGGCATATCTGTCGATGGCATCGATGTTTCAGGGCGAGCGCCTCGGTCAAACACTGACCGATTCATCAAAAAGTCGGTGGCCCCTGCATAGGGGCTTTGCCCTGAAGAGTATTCTTGAAAGGCGCGCGACATGAGATTGTCGTAAGAGCCAGCTCCGGGATCGCCGAACAAGTCGTCAAATCCGCCCATAGCAGGAGGAGGTACGGGTCCACCGGTCATTGGTGGTGGCATAGGCCCCGACATTATTGGCGGCTGTTTTACGGGAGGAAGCGGCTTAATGCCAGCCGTTCCGGGAGGCACATAATTTGGGCTAGAGGGATCTACTCGAGGCCCGGCACTGCCAAGCGGGTATTCCCCCGTTCCGT